TGATGATGGCGCAAAATGAAAACCCCGGCGCGCTGGTGGGCGCAACCGGGGCTATTGGCAATGATCAGGCGATCACGCCGAAAGACTACCGCAAACCGGGGCGCAGCGCAATGTCGTTGTATGCCAAGGATCGTCACCAGCGGGCGGCAAAGATGCTGGGCTATGCCCTGACCAATCCGGAGATGTGGGCTGCCACGGGCCTAGTCTGGGCGGTGCGTCTGACCCCGAACGAGCGCGCGGCCTTGGCGTTCGCAGCTCTCAATTCGCTTGAACCTGACGACGCAGAAAGGACCGCTGCGGCGGCAATCGGATCAGCCGGTGCGCCGCTGCCCCCGTTCCTTGGCGGGATGGATGAAGCGCGGTTCTGGGCATCCTACGCCACCCGCGCCGAACTCAAGGCATACACCCTTGCAGCCTTCGAGGCGATGCAGGCGAAAGATCAGGCCGCATTCCTCGACTACGCAGTGGGGGCGAAAGCGGCATGATCATTCAGCGCACCCCACTTTCGGCGGCACTGCCGTTCGATCTGTCGGTGGTGGAGACACACTGCCGTGCCGACTTCGATCCTTCATTTGATATTGATCTGGCTCGCATGGCTGCGGCGGCGGCTCACGAGCTTGAAGCCTATGCTCAAATTGCCCTGCTGAACCAGACCATCACAGTCACGCTTGAGGATGCTCTACGCCGATCTGTCTTTGATCTGCCCATAGCTCCGGTGATCGACCCTCTCTTGGTTGGGGTTACGGTTGACGGGGCAGCCTTTGACGACTTCGCGGTGATCACCGGCCAGCGGCCCGCCCTTCGCTTCACCAATGGCAAGCCCTGCGGGCTGGTGGTGATCCAGTATCTGGCGGGCTTTGGCGATAGCGCTGCCGATCTGCCGCAGGACATTGAAAACGCGATCGCAGACCAGGCTGCCGCGTTCTTCGATATGCGCGGCGTGGGTGATGGCAAGACCAATGGCATGTCGCCCCACATGGCCCGCGTTGCTGCCCGCTATCGGAGGGTCAGCATATGAAGGCTGATCATGCCTACACGGGTGATGTGGAAGTTGACCGGCTGCTCTTCAGTTGGCGGCGCGTGGTTGCGGATGCTCAAGGATGGGCGCGCGGCTTTGCCCTTTCCATCCAGCGCGACCGCAAGAGGCCGGGCTGGATACCTACTGCCAAGCAGTTGGCGGTGATGCAGCGCATGGTGGCTGAGCTGCCCATGTCGGGCACCGACCAAGAGCCTGAGTTGATCGAGAGGGACTGAAAGAAGAATGCCCGCCGTTGGCGCGGCGGGCGGGTTGTGCGGGAGGGTTCAGACAGTGGCCGCGCAACTTCACAAGCATACCACGGGGCCGGATCAAATGCAAAGGGCAGTCCGAAAGACCGAAGCCCGATCCGCTGCACAGCGTTCGACGTGCAGGAAGTAGCGGTCAACTTGCTGGCGATGACGCGCGCACAGTGAGGCCCTAAGCGGCGGCCCGGCTCCGGCCAACAGGCAAGACCGTGCGGGCATAGGGACAGCCTTAGCATGTGCTGAGGGCTGTCTTCCTATGCCCGTCACAACAACCCTCACCATCCAACAGGATGGAAAAGACAGAGCGACGACTGAGTGAAGAGATAGGACCAAGTGCGATGATGAGAGCAAACGACCTGCACACGACCGCCGACCTCTTCGGAACTGGTCCCAATGCCGCCGTTTTCGGTCCTACGGGTAACCGAGGTGATGACTTCTCAATTTTCGCGCTGGCGGAAAGTGAGGGGGAATCGGATGCAGAGAAAGCTATGCGGTTTCTGCATGGCTTGAAAATCCCGGAAGGTCCGAAAGCCGGAACCCCGATCACTCTTGCGCCGTTCCAGCGCCAGTTTGTCGAGGGTGCTTTGGCCGATGGCATCGCGGCGGCGATTCTAAGCATCGGGCGGGGCAACGCCAAGACGGCGCTTTCGGCGGGCATCGCGCTGGGTGGTCTGGTGGGCGCTTGGGACCGGCAACCCCGGCGTGAAATTCTGATCGCAGCCCGGACCCGCGACCAGGCCAAGATCGCGTGGACCTTCGCCAGTGGATTCGCGGCTTACCTGCCGCTTGAGGTCCAGAAGCGGCTGGTGTTCCGGCGCGCGCCCCGGCTGGAAATTGAATATGAGGGTGACGGCGGCGGGCACGTTCTGCGGGCGCTTGCCGCCGATGGCAAGTCGGCTCTCGGGTCTGCCCCAACCATGGCGCTGCTGGACGAGCGCGGGCACTGGGCCTTGGACAAGGGGGACGAGCTGGAGGCGGCGCTGCTGTCTGGCCTTGGCAAGCGTGGTGGTCGAGCGCTGATCATTTCCACCTCTGCGGCGGATGACACGCACCCGTTTTCGCGCTGGATCGACGACCCGTTGCCGCAGACCTACGTCCAGGAACATCGCCCCGCCCCCGGCCTTCCCGCCGACGATCGCGACTCGCTGCTGATCGCCAACCCCGGCGCGGTTTACGGCATTGGCGCGGGGCTGGAATGGCTGGAAGATCAGGGGCGGCGGGCTATCCAGCGCGGCTGCAACAGCCTGTCCACCTTCCGCCTGTATAACCGCAACGAGCGTGTCAGCGGCGAGACCCGCGACCTGCTGGTGACGGTTGACGAATGGCAGGCGTGCGAGGTCAGCGACCTGCCGCCGCGTGAAGGGCCCGTTGTCATCGGCATTGATCTGGGCGGCTCTGCTTCCATGACGGCAGCGGCCTTCTACTGGCCGGAAACCGGGCGGCTGGAATGTCTGGGCACCTTCCCGGCCATGCCGTCGCTGCTGGACCGTGGGCAGGCCGATGGTGTGTCTGGCCGCTATGTCGAGATGCAGGACCGGGGCGAATTGTCGGTGCTGGGCGACAAGACCGTGCCCGTCGCTGCGTGGCTGTCCGTGGTGGTCAAGCATGTGCAGGACAGCCCGATAGCGGCAATCACCATGGATCGTTACAAGCAGTCGGAACTTGCCGAGGCGCTGAACCGCGCCAGTATCCGCGCGCCGTTGGTATGGCGCGGGCAGGGCTTTCGTGACGGCGGCGAAGATTGCGAGCGGTTCCGGCGCGCGGTCTTTGACGGCAAGGTAAGGTCCAGGCCGTCGCTGCTGCTGCGGTCTGCCTTTGCCGATGCGGTCTGCCTGCGTGACCCAGCGAACAATTTGAAACTGGCCAAAGCCCGATCGACAGGCCGGATCGACGCGGCGGCGGCGTCCGTTCTGGCGGTGGCCGAAGGCGCGCGCATCGCGGGCAGGCCAAAGGCGAAAGCGAGGGTGATATGGGCATGACCGCAGACCAGCTTGACCGCCGGGTGCAATTCCAGCGCGCGAGCGTCACAGATGACGGCTTGCAAACAGGCATGGGGCCTTTCCTGCCCTACGGAAGCCCCTTTGCGGCATCACGGCGCGACATATCGGATGCTGAAAAGATGGCATCGGGGCACCTGCAATCGGAAGTGACGGCGCGTTTCTGCGTCAGGTCTTGCCAGTTTACCCGCGGGCTTACGACTGCGGATCGTCTGATCTGCGACGGCGCGACCTTCAACATTCTGGGCATCAAGGAATTCGGCCAGCGCCGCACATTCCTCGAGATCACAGCGGTATCGGCGGGCGGGCAATGACAGAGGTTCGCAAGGAACATCACCGCTTTTCCCGCGCCGTCACCCGCACCAAGCGGTGGCGCGTGTTGCGCATGGCTATCCTCGAGCGCGACGGCTTTCGCTGCACGTCCTGCGGCTGCGGCGGGCGGCTTGAGGTTGATCATATCAAGCCGGTGAGGACGCACCCGGACCTGTCCTACAGCCCCGACAACCTGCAAGCCCTTTGCCAGGTGTGCCACACCAGAAAGACCCGAATTGAATGTGGGCACCCGCCCCCATCCGAACCCCGCCAGGAATGGCGCGGCTTTGTCACCGCGCTTGAGCGCGGCGGCACCCGTAAACCCAAGCTATCAGGAGAAACCCATGCTTGATTCCGTGAAGATCACCCGACGCCAGTCGGAAATCCGCCAAGCCCTTGCCGGTCTGGTGGGCAAGGAAAAGCCGACCGAAGACGAGCTGCGCAATGTCGAGGCGCTCGACCTTGAGTTTCGCAGCAACGAAACCCGCTACCGGGCCGCGTTGATCTGCGAAGACAGCGAACGTCGCGAGGCCGGGGCCGAACTCGAAACCCGTTCGGGCAAGGACTGGGCCGATCTGATGGCCGGGTTCGAGGTGCGCCAAGTCATCGGCGCATTGAACGAGGGCCGCGCTCTGTCGGGCAAGACTGCCGAAGTGGTGCAGGAACTGCGCAGCGCGAACGGCTATCGCGGCTTTCCGGTGCCGTGGCAGGCGCTGGAAACGCGGGCCGGTGAAACCATCGCCAGCGGCACCCCGTCGCCTATCAGCACCCGCCCGATCATCGACCGGCTGTTTCCTGATTCGGTGGCGTCCCGCGTGGGGGCGCAGATGATTTCCATCGACTCGGGTTCGGTGGAATGGCCGGTGACCACTTCGGCGGTGACTGCCGGTTGGCAGGCGACGGAAACCGGGGCAGTTGCGGGACCGACCACCTACGCCACCGCCGACCGCGCGTTGAATCCCGGCAACACCTTGGGGATTCAAATGCGCATCACCCGCAAGGCGCTGCAACAGTCGGGTTCGGCGCTCGAGGATGCGGTGCGGCGCGATATGAACGGCGCAATGGCGCAGGCGCTGGATCAGGCGGTGTTCCTTGGCACCGGTGCTGCCGGGCAGCCCTTGGGCGTTATCGC